CATCTCAACTACATTTTTTAAATTATTATAATATAAATTATATATTTCTCTCATTCGTTTCACTCTATAATCCATTTTTTTCATTTGTTCTATACCAATAACTGCTTGTAAATCGGTAAATTTTAAGTTAATACCAAATACTTCGAAATTATCCTTACCGCTTTCTCTTCGTCCAAAATTTTTAATCATTCTCATTTTTTTAGCTAATAATTCATCATCTGTTACACAGAATCCACCTTGACCAGTGCTAATAATTTTTGGAGAACTTAACGAAAAGCATCCAATATTTCCAAAGGTTCCAAGATTTTTCCCATTTATTCTACAACCCAAAGATTGCGCACTATCTTCAATTAAATAAAATTTTTGCTCTTTACAATAATTTACAAGTTCATTCATATTTTTATATCTATTATTTAATGAAACATGTATAATTGCTTTAGTTTTTACAGATATATTATTTTTAATTGTATCTAAATTTATAGTAAATGTATCTTTATCTACATCAATAATTACAGGTTTTAATTTTAACATTTTAATAGCGTTTACTGTAGCAATCATTGTATAATTGGGAACAATAACTTCATCATCTATATTTAAATCAAGTGCCATTAAACTTAAAATTATAGCACATGTTCCGCTAGTTGTCATAATACATTCCTTGCAATTTAAATAATTAGAAATTATATTTTCTAACTCTTCAGTTTTTTTATATTCGGTAATAAAAGAATCTTCCAACATATATTTATATGTAGCTTCTGCTTCTTCTTTTTCAAATGTAGGTCTATGCTGCATGATTGGTTCCATTTTATACCAATTCATCATATCATTTAAATCAGTATCTCTATCAAAACATTGATAATATTTACCAATTAACATTAGGGTTGGGTCTCTTTTTCGTTGTAGATCTCTAGGATTTGTTTTTTTTAAATCGGATGTTTTTAAATATTTAACATAGTCATCATATAACATAACTCTAAAATCAAGTGAAATTCTTAATTTATTTTCATTATTGGGTTTATTATAGTGTGTACACATATTAGCATTAAAATAGTATAAATCACCAGGTTGTAAATGTATACTTTTAAAATCTTTTTTATCAGGCTCGGATTCAATATATATTGAATTTGTATTTTTCATTTCAGTAATGGGAATTAAGAAATTTTTTTCGCCGATTGGATGATTGCTTAAATGGTCACTATCTTTGTGAGGGGGTACAGCAACACTTTTCATAAATTGAAACCTAACACTTGGAAAAGTTTGAAAAATCATATATTTTTCGTTAGGGAAAAATTCATTATAAATATCTTTCACAAATGTACAATATAATTTTTTAAATGTTTTGTTTTTTTTAATGTCATTATAAAAAGTTATATGTAAATCAGTATCAATTTCATTTAATCCACCTAATTCAAGTTTATCTTTTAAGTAATTGTAATCAGTAGATTTTAAATGTAACATATCAAGTTGTTCTTCATTGTATAAATTTTTAAAATATTGGATAAATGGATGTTTTTGATTATCGTAAGAATAAGTTTTATGATTACCCCATTCACTTTTATATTTAAACATTTAAATATAATATTAAAATAATATTTAAATTAATTATCAAACATATCTTTAATTAATTTATCTAGTGTATTAAAATCACGCGTCCAACCTAATTCTTCTATAGCTTTACTTGGGTCACCTAATAATAAATCAACTTCACATGGTCTATAATATTTTGGGTCTATTTTAATACGAACAATCCCATTTTGGTCTCTTGCGATTTCATTTTCTTTTTCCCCAAACCATTTCAATTCATATCCTTTATAAGAGAATACTTTATTTACAAATTCTTTTACGGTGTATGTTTCACCGGTGGCTAAAACATAATCACCCGGTTTTTTTTGTTGTAGCATTAACCACATACCTTTCACGTAATCTTTGGCATGCCCCCAATCACGTTTACTATATATATTCCCCAATGATATAAAATCTTTTTTATTAGCATTTATATCTTTAACACCATTGACAACTTTCATCGTTAAAAAATTTTCCCCGCGACGTGGACTTTCATGATTAAATAAAATTCCATTAGTAGCAAAAATATTATATGCTTCTCTGTACATTTTTACAATATGATAAGCATAGAGTTTTGCTGCTGCGTAAGGAGAAACAGGGTTAAAAGGCGTTGTTTCACTCTGTGGTGTTTCCAATACTTTACCATATAATTCACTAGTTCCAGCTTGATAAAATTTAATTTTATTTCTAATATCTACAGGTAATGTTCTAATAATTTCTAATAATCGCATGACACCTATACCATCTACATCACTAGTGTATTCGGGTATTTCAAAACTAATTTTAACATGACTTTGTGCTGCCAAATTATATATTTCAAATACATGAAAATCTTTATTCTCTCGCACTATTTCATGTATATAATTAGATATACCAGCCCCGTCAGTTAGATCACCATAACGCATTGTAATTTTATCACGAATGCGATCTATACGTGTTGTATTAAAAAGTGATGTTCTTCTTTGAATTCCATATACTTTATAACTTTTTTTCAATAATAATTCAACTAAATAAGAACCATCTTGACCAGTTATACCTGTTATGAAAGCGATATTCATTTATTTAAATATATAATATTTAATATTTAAATAAATTATATAATAAATTAAATAATAATTAATAAGTTAATTTATATGGATAATTACCCAGATATAAGAGAAAAGATATTGATTACCGGTGGTCACGGGTTAGTAGGTAAAGCATTACAAAAATCACTAAAAGATTATAAAAAACATTTTCTGATTCATTTTTTATCATCTACAGAGTGTAATTTGACCGATTTGAATTCAACTCGCCAATTTTTTAATATATTTAAGCCCGACTATGTTATTCATTTGGCTGCTTGTGTTGGTGGTCTATATAAAAATATGACGCAAAAAGTTAAAATGTTTGAAGAAAATATGGACATAAATTCAAATGTTATTAAATGTTGTCATAAATATAAGGTAAAAAAATTAGTATCATGTTTATCAACATGTATTTTCCCTGATAAAACAACATACCCAATAAATGAAAAAATGCTCCATGATGGTCCTCCCCATCATTCAAATGATTCTTATGCTTATGCGAAAAGAATGTTGGATATTCATAGTAAGTCTTATCGAGAAAACTATGATTCAAATTTTATATGTGTTATACCTACTAATATTTATGGAAAACATGACAATTATTCAATTGAAAATGGTCATGTTATACCAGCTTTAATACACAGATGTTACTTGAGTAAAAAAAACAATGAAAATTTTGTTGTAAAAGGTTCAGGTAAAGCATTGCGACAGTTTATTTATTCGAATGATTTGGCAAGATTATTAGTATGGAGTTTATTACAATATGAAGAAAAGGAAAATATTATTTTATCAGATTCTCCCGGAAATGAAGTTAGTATTAAAACAATAGCTACATGTATAGCCAATGAATTTGATTATGTAGATAAAATGGTATTTGATGAAAAATATTCGGATGGGCAATATCGGAAAACAGCGGATAACGCGAAATTAATGAATTTATTACATGAAACCAACTCAACTATATTTTTTACAGATATTCAAGAAGGTATTAAGCATACTGTTAAATGGTTTATTGAAAATTATGAAACATGTCGAAAATAAATTATGAGTTGGATATTTTATCCCAAGAATCTAAAAATAAATCTTTTGTATCGTTCTGTGATAATTTTGAACCAAACCAAAGATCTGGGTAACAAACAATTTTATCTGTATTTTCATTAAAATAAGCACCCCACCAACTAAAAGCACTATTCGCAATTATATTATGTTTGCAACAAGACATTAATAATAATTGCTGCCAATCTTCTGCTTTATCATGAGCTTTTATAAATTTCAAATGCTTAAATCGCCGTTTTAATATTTTAATTTTTATTTGAATAGCCTTATTATCATCCTTTTCACAAAAGTACAGACATGTCCAATCATTTTTTTTTGTTTTATTGATTATGTTCTGGAGAGAATTTATATAGAATTGATTGCTTAATATGGGATGCGATTCTTGAATATTTTTATAATCACCATGGCGAAAATGAATAGAAATAGATGGATTATTGAAGTATTGTGAATAATTCTCTCTAGTTTGGTTTTTGAGACTAGAAATATCTAAAAGTTTATAGATGTCGAAATATTTATCTTCGAAATATTTATAGGAGTTGAAAAATCCGTAAAAAATGAAATTTTGATTGGTGACCAATTGTAGAGGAACATAGTGAAATGTCGTTTCTTTATATACAGGTGTATCACGAGATACCTCTTTTAACAGAAATGGTTTCATCCGCTTTAAAAAAGTATCCCAGTAAGTTGGTCTTTCATGACCTTCGGCCGATTTTAGGTCGCGTTTATGTTCGGGTAGTTTAAAAGGTAATTTATGACGTAAACAATACGCAATACACGCAAATATTTGAAATAATTGGTTTCCCAATCCACCCATTAAGTGAATAGTTATCATATAACAGAAATTAAGTAATTAACTTTAAATTCGTTTAATTTATAAAAATAAGTATTTATAAATTAAACTTTTATAAATTAAACATTTATAAATTAAACAGGAGTACTTCTTACTCGTTTATTGTAAGCTGTTTTGGGTTGATTAATTGAAAAACATCTTTTACCACTTGCGCTTAAAATGTGACTATTAATTTTTGGATAATCGGAATTATTTTGATAATGTATTTGTTCATTGTCTTTACATTTTCTTTTTTGTCCATTATCCAAATGTGCTTCTTCATTGGGATAACATCTTGCTAATATACCACCTAAAGATTTATCGGCATATCTATGACCTTTCAAGGCGCACGCGTTCATGATACTTGTTCTATCAACTAATTTTCTAGTTTTTGGATCTTGTGCTTTTGAGCCAACGGGGAACTTTGAACAAGAAACATTTTGTTCTGACCCATCTTGAGTCGGTAAAATAGGATAAGGAAAGTCCGTTGTACATTTTACACCAATTTTTCCCATAATTTTCTTTGAAGTGTGTACATACGGATTATTTGGACCCCATCCGGGTTTTTCTATGCATTTACTTTCGGTGGCCGACCATTTGGATTTTGTTTCAGATATGGCAGCGCAAGTAGCGTCGTCCTTAGCAGCAGCTACACATTTATTTGTAACAGTGGACCACTTGGGTTTGTCACTGGATAAGGCAGCACAACTGGTATCATCCTTGGCAGCGGCAGCAGCACTAGCCGCATTTGAATCACCAGCAGCAGAAGAACTACTTTGTGAAGCAGAAGCAGTTTCTCTTCTAACCTCTACCAAATCAGTAATACCAGGTATATTACATCCGGCTAATAATAGTGATGTTTTATTTTTTTTTAAACACTCTTTCCAACTTGCGGAGTCTTCATATTGATTTTGGGAACACATACGCTCGACTCTTTCTAAACAGGTCATTGGTTTATTTGTATCTACTTGTGTTTGTGCGTACGCATTTTCATAATCTGGTACAGAACTTGAGAAAATAGAGTCATTTGTAGAAGATTTATCTTTATCCGAATCAGCAGTATATTTATGACCATTTGGTCCAAATGAACCGCACCAACCAGCACCATTGGAATATAATTTGTTATTTGGTGTATTGTTTCTACATGTTAAGCATTGATTCATTCCAACAGGATTTTTACTATATCCACAAGTAGAACAACTTGGGTGACATACACAACCTTCTATGGGATTTTTATTTTGGTCATAACATATAGAAGATGAGTTATCGCCTAAATAATAGCTGTATTTTTTAGATAAAAAATCTATTTCTTTGAGTGCATTTGTAATATGATTTTGTGACCGTTCTTCAAAAATCTCACCCGTACGTTTGTTTTTATAGTCAGTTGTTTTTGCTAAATTATTTCTATAGTTCAGGTAATACATAATACCACCAATAATTAAAACTAATAATAATATGAAAAATAATAATTGAAACATAATTTTTTTATATATATATAAAAAATATAAAATTAGAAATCCATATTAATATCAAAAGAGGCTTCAGAATGGTCGCCACTGGATAAACTATAATCACCAACACGTTTTTCAAAGAAATTGGTTTTTCCATCTAAAGAAATCATTTCCATAAAGTCAAATGGGTTGCCAACTTTGAAAAGCTTGGGGTATCCTAGTTGAACTAATAGTCTATCTGCCACAAATTCAATATATTGAGCCATTAATTTATCATTCATTCCTATTAATTTACATGGTAACGCGTCACAAATAAACTCCTTTTCAATACTGACCGCTTCTTTAAAAAGTTCATGAACTTTAGATTTTTTTGCCTTTTTTATTAATTTGGAATAAAGTAAAATGGCAAAATCGGTATGCATTCCTTCGTCACGACTAATTAATTCATTGGAAAATGTGAGACCGGGCATAAGACCACGTTTCTTCAACCAATAAATCGCACAAAAACTACCACTGAAAAATATACCTTCAACACATACAAAAGCTAAAAGTCTTGTAGCGAAATTACTTCTCTTATCATTAATCCACTTAACAGACCAATCAGCTTTCTTTTTAATACATGGGAAATTTTCCAGAGCTTTAAATAATTTTGTTTTTTCGTCTTTTTCTTTTACATAAGTATCAATTAATAAAGAATATGTTTCAGAATGAATATTTTCCATCATAAGTTGGAATCCGTAAGCTGCTCTAGCTTCAGGAAGTTGTACTTCACTCAAAAATCTCATACCAAGATTTTCAAGAACAATACCGTCACTGGCGGCAAAAAAAGCAAGAATCATTTTAACAAAATGCCTCTCATTATCGTCTAGTTTTTTCCAATCTGTTAAATCTTGACTTAAGTCAATTTCTTCTGCTCTCCAGAAACAGTCCATCTGTTTTTTATACGCGTCCCATATTGACATGTCAGTCAATGGGAACATAACGTAGCGGTCGGGATTTTCGATCAAAAGCGGTTCGGTATTTTTAGACATTTCTAAATATTATCTGATTAGATTTAAATATTTTTAATATAAATTATTATATAAATATTTTTATATCATTTTTAAATGATATAAGGTGTAAGTATTTAAAAGAATGTATAATATTTATATAATTATGACACATTTTGATGAATTATTTAAATTAAAAACATATATAAAATTAAATTACGAGGAAGATGGGTTGAGAGATATAAGTAACAATTTAAATAAATATATATCATCAATGATAGAAATAAAAAATACTGAAAAAAAAGAACTATCACGTTTAGAAATATATTTGGAAAACGAGCTACAAAACGCGGAAAGTAATTATATAAAAAAAGAATTAATAAATGAACATCAAAATATTTTAAAAAAGATAAAAAAGAGTGATAAAGATATTGTGTCTTATAAAAATATTTTAAATATATAAATGAAAACACTTTTCGAATATTTTAGTTTAAGTTGCGATTGTAAAAATAAAACTAAAAAACCAACGAAGAAAAATAAAAACACAAAGAAAAATAAAAACACAAAGAAAAATAAAAACACAAAGAAAAATAAAAACACACAA